CAGTGGCTACAAGACCGAGGGCCAAGTTGATTCTGCCACGGCCACGGCGTTTGAAGTCGACAACTTGGTGCCGGGAATCAGTTACGAGTTCGCGTGTCGTGCAGTGAACACGGCCGGCATCTTCTCCACAGTTTCGACCGCGTTAACTCGGACAGCACCGAGCGACACTATCGCGCCTAATGCACCAACCGGCCTCAATGCCGCGGTGGGTACGGGCCGAGCGGTCTCCCTCTCGTGGACGGCAGTCACGGCCAACGACATTTTTGAATACGGCGTGTACCGCAACACGACCGGAGTGACGCCGGGAACGACTGCCACGAACAAGATTGCCGAGGTCGGCGCTGACCGCTTTGTCGACACGACGGTCAACTTTGCAACGACGTACTATTACTGGGTCAATGCGATTGACGCGACCGAGAACTATTCGGCCTTCTCTTCCTCGGTTAACGCCACGCCGGTTGTCGTCACGTCTGGCTCGATTGACTCCACGGCGCCCTCAGATCCGACCGCGCTCACAAAGATCAGCGACACGATTTACCTCGCCAGTGATGGCGGCGCTCGCGTTCTCGTCACTGTGACCGTTGCTGCGCTGCCGTCCGGTGCTCGCATCCAGAATATCCTCTACCGGAAGCAGGGCGCTGCGACTGGTTACGAGATCGCCGGCCAGTTCGGAAACTCTGGCGCTATCTCCTCGGTACTCGATGACCTGACGCCTGGCGTCACCTACGACATCGCATCGCAGGCTTGGTCGTTTACAAACATTCCGAGCAACGTCGTCACGGCTGCGTTCTCGCCGTACACTGCCACGTCGTCTACGTCTGCTCCTGCCGCTCCTTCTGGAGGATCGCTTTCGAAGGATGGCGTTATTCCAGTTTACATCGCCAATACCAAGATATTCTACTTCGGCACTCGCGCCAAGTGGTCACCGAACACCGAGCGGGACTTTGCCTACTACGAGATCAAGGCGACGACGACCGATAGCGATTCAGCAACGGATTATGCATGGTTCAGCGGCAGTGGATCGCCTACTGTTTACCAGACGCGAGAGACCGAGTTTTTCCTGTATAACTCGCTGCTTCCGCCTGGGTATGTCCGCATTCGCGCAGTAAACCGCGCCGGCATTGCAAGCTCATGGGTCGCTCTTGGAAATGCTAACGGCTCCGCAGTCTACGGCACCGGCACGCTTTCAGCGCAGGACAGCGATGCCGTCGACGTAACTGGTGGCACCGTTGCCAGCGTAACCATGAACGCCGTCTCGATTACGGCGACAAAGGTCAAGGTGCCGATCAGTGTCTCACCGACAATCGAGCGACGAGGATTTGAAGCAAACGAGACCACCGCAGTTGACGTGTACGGCACCAACTTTCGCATTTTTGATGCGAGCACAGTGCAGCAGTTCCGCGTCGATAACGCCACGGGCGATCTTTACGTCCAGTCGTCTAAAGTAGTATCCACTCGCTACGCGACCACTCCAGCGACGCTCAACGAAGTCATCTCCGCACTCCAGCACCACGGCCTTGTTCCATAACCTATGGCACTGAAACTTTCCATCACCCTCCCCAACGGCGCGACTGGCGACTACCTCCGACTGACCAGCGTCGAATGGGACCGCAACCTCGGCAGCGCACTAGGTTACCTTGCACTGTATCTCAACGCTGCGCAGGCTGCCTCTGCTCCGGCCTATCCGCTTGGACTGGTCGCACAGCTGAACGTGCGTGACGATGTCTTCGCGCAGTACCTGAGCAACTCAGCGCTCAACGGTGCCAATGACCGATTGCTTGCTCAGATGTACGCCATCGCCAAGAACGAGCCGCGATGCGTCAAAGTTCTGAACGGCATCACGCTGCCTGACCTAGCGCAGGCTGAGGATGTCTAGAGGACGTCGCTTCGTGGTGGCAGCAGACAACCACGGCGACCAGTTCGACGAGGTGACGCAGCGTGCTTTGCTGGCGTTCATCAAAGACTTCCGGCCAGAGATCCGCATTCACGCCGGCGACTGCTGGGACTTTCGCAATCTGCGCAAGGGAGCATCTGACGAGGAGAAGATGCACAGCCTGGAGGATGACTGGACGGCCGGCGTCGAGTGGATCCGCGCCTACTTTGACGGTGGTAAAGAGAACCACTTCCTGAGAGGCAACCACGACGAGAGACTCTACCGCTTGGCCGATAGCGCGAGCGGCCTTGCCGCAGACTACGCACGCGAGGGCATCAAGCGCATTGCGCGTCTGATTCACGGCGCAAAGGCTAAGATGCTGCCTTACGATTCTCGGCTGGGCGTGCTAAGACTGGGTCACCTTCGCGTCGTGCATGGCTACTTCGCCGGCCTCGGCGCTGCTCGACGGCACGCCATCGCCTACGGCAACTGCCTATTCGGACACGTCCACGCCACCGACTCGGCGCCCGTTGAAAGCATCGAAGGACCGGCCGAGGCGCGCGGCATTGGCTGTTGCTGTCGCATCGACATGGGCTACAACGCGCACATGGTTTCTAAGCTGCGCCACGACAACGCCTGGTGCTACGGCGTGCTGTTCGACGACGGAACCTATCAGCTTTTCCAGAGTAAAAAAATCGGAGGATCATTCTATGCCGCGGAAAGCATCCGGAAATACTGACGCCTGGGCAAAGCTACTGGCCGAGGCTGTGCTGCGCGCCGAGCGTCTGCCAACCGGCGACGGCTGGCTGACTGTTGCGGAGATCTCCACGCGCCACAAGGTCAGCATGGACCGGATCTACTCGGTCGTCCGCGAAGGTTTGCGTGCAGGCAAGCTGGAGAAATTCGATGGCAACGTGCGCGATGGATCACGACTACGGAAGCGCGTCTGGTACCGAACGACCTAATGGACCGACCGCCACAGTTTGCACTCGGTGAACTGGTGCGGTCACGCATTGACCCGTCCTGCGGTTACGTCGTCGTCGGCCACGTCTATCGAGCGGCAACGATTGACTACCTCGTGGCTGATCCGTCCGGCTGCGAGGAGGTGCGCAGCGATCTTGAGCTAGAGTCCGGCGAGCGACAAAAGGATCCGTGCTCAGTTGATTAATTGCGTAACTCGTTGATCTCTGGCTTGCTGCAATAATCGGATAAAATCCGAAAGAATCTGCTTGCAGCGCTAGCGGCAGTCTGTCTTTGTTTTGGTCATGAACCTCGCAACGATGACCGACTGGATCAATTCTGATCGCTCCATGATTCTTGTGAAGCCGCTCCGCGAAACGGCAAAAGCAATCGCCGTTGGATGCGGTCACTCTCGCCGTTTGGCTTGGCTTCCGAAGTCACAGTGCCAGTTCCTCAAGGACGACTTCTACCAAGTGGAACCGCAAGATATGTGGGCAGTTCCGACATGGCTTGCCGAACGCGCCGCAGCTGACCTTGGTACATTTTCTTGGCAGTTAAATTCTCGCTAATCCAATGCGCTCACTACTCATCATCGCGCTGCTGACCAGCGCAGTCCACGCAGCACCGCCCGAGTCGTTCTGGCGTGCTCTACACGTCGTCGAGAGTGGTGGCAGACGCACTGGCGTCATCCTTGGCGATCAAGGCCGCAGCCGTGGACCGCTGCAGATTATGCGCGCCTATCATGCCGACTCCCGCGTGGCTGGTGCTTATGAGCAGGTCGATGATCTGGCATACAGCCGGAAGGTCGTGACCGCCTATCTCAAGCGCTACGCACCGAAAGCGTGGGCGGCCGGCGATATCGAGACCTTGGCGCGCATCCATAATGGCGGACCTAGAGGCCACTTGAAGTTGCAGACCAAAGCGTACGCCGAGCGCGTGCGGAGGGCCATGCAATGAGAGGCGGCACTCGTACTGGCGCAGGTCGCAAGCCATCGCCGGCTGGAGCTAAGGTCATGATTCCCTGGCGCATCGAGCCACGACTCATCGAACGCATCCGCTGGGCAGCCGCGGTCCGCGGCATTCAGCCGGCAACCTTCCTTGAGCAGATCATCTCCCGCAATGCTCCCTCAGTCTAAAATCTCACTGGTCATCACGACCAAGCAACTGAAGCAGCTGCAAGCCATGGCGGCCGAGCGGCAACTAAGCGTGTCCGATGTGGTCCGCGAGGCCATACGCACCGCACTGGAGAAACGGTGAATGCTGCACTCATCTGCTCTGTCATTATCGGCGCGGTCAGTCTGGCCGCATCTGTTCACGTCCTCTTCCGCGCACGGCGAATCTATCGCGTGTATCGCTGGCGCAAGCTCTCTCAAATTGTCGACCCAGTAAATCTCGATGCCCTCCGCCCAAGAAGTCGCGTCCTGCCTACGCTTTATGGAACGCGCCGCCGAGACCTGGAAGAAGAAGGAAGCACTAGCCGAGAGGGAAAGGGCGGAGATGCGCAAACTCATCAAGCGCAACGCGGTCAAGGTCAATGGGGACCACACAAAGCCAATCGCCTCCCACCGCTCAAAGATCGCACTGACTCCGGAGCAGGAGGCGCTGTTTGATCTGGCCGACGCCGAAGGATGGACTACGCGCGAACTAGCCAAGCGAGTCGGCCTTCATTACGCATCTACATGGACGCATCGTACCAACCGTCAGGAGCGCCAGCGCATTTTGCGACGCTCACTCCCGAACGCTGCGACGACCTCCTCCGAGTCGCGCGGCAGCGTGCCGGATACCGATTAGCACGAATCAAACTTTCGGTCATGGAACACAACAACACAACAACCGCAGAGCAGGCTCGCGTTCTCCTGTCTCCGGTTATGAGTAAGCTAAAGAGCGCGTTTCCCGGTGCGAGTCATCACTCGGTCACCGTTGCATACTGGGGAGACAACAAGGTCTTCTTCGGCGTTGGTATCGCTGTAGGCAATCAGCATCTCGCCAGCACTTACTGCGAAACGCCAGCCGAAGCCATCGACCACCTTGCGACGCGCTCATCCGAGGAGCTGCGCCAGCGTGCCGCAAAGCTTGTTGCGCAGGCCGAGGCGCTGGAAGGCGGTGCGCTGTGATGATGCTCACAACGCCGAGCGCGTGGCGACCGCACACATCCTGCGCCGTCGCCGGCATGACTGATGACGCCTACCGTGCAGCACCTGGGCTGACGCAGTCTGACTTGAACCGCTTCGCCGAGTCACCTGCGCTCTTTAAGCACGTCGAGCGGCAGGACTCCTCCGCGATGTCGTTCGGGCGCGCGCTGCACTCGCTGCTGCTCGAAGGTCAGACTCGCTACGTCATCAAGCCTGAGACCTACGGTCCTGACGAGAAGCCGTGGCACGGCGCTGCCAAGGAGTGCAAGGATTGGATGGCTCGCCACGCTGGCGAGACGATCTTCTCGGCTGATGAGGCAGACGCGCTTGAGTCTAGTGTTCGGCACGCACTTGCTCACGAGACTGTCGCGCATCTGCTGAAGGGAGCATACAAGGAGCTATCCGTTTTTGGCGCATCTCACACCGGCGCAGCTTGGGGCAAAGGTCGCATGGACGCGGTGAACTTTCGAGGCGATCGCGTGCAGGTCATCGACGTAAAGACCACGCAGGACGCGAGGCTTTCTGCTTTCAGCAAGACAATCTTTCAGCGCGGTTACCATCGGCAGGCTGCATGGTATCGGCGCTTGATAGCCCAGTTCATCCCCAAGAACGTGCGGGTTGAGTTCTGGTTCGTCGCAATTGAAGCCGATCGAATCCCGCGCGTGAACGTCTGGAAGCTGGCGACTGAGGCAATCGACTTGGGCGATACCGAGATTGACGACCTCCTTGAGAAGCTGGCCGACTGCAAGTCAACTGGACGCTGGCCTGACTACCACGACAAAGATGTTGGACTCATGGGCATGATTGATCTGCCGAAGTGGGTTTATGGTGACACCGAACAACTGACTGGCATGACGAAAGGAGGTGGCGCATGAGAACACCATCAGACGGAGGGCCGGCGTTTCCGATTCAGGCGTTTCACTTCACAAATTCTAATGGCAAAAGCTGCATGGCTACAGGAAGCGATGGCATGACGTTGCGAGACTATTTCGCCGCCGCAGCGTTGATGGGCATGATGAATACCATCGACCCGCCCGATAGTCTTGCAATATGGGCATATAGACACGCCGACGCCATGCTATCTGAGCGCTTAAAGCGGAAAGGGGGTAGGACATGAGCACGACATCACGCACCAATGCAGCGCGATATCTCAAACGCATCAAGCAGTTGGAAAAAGAAGTGTTGGTGCTTCAGGGGGACAAGAAGCGTTTGGACTGGCTGCAAGCAGCGCACGAACACTTTGCCGTTAGGATGAACACGAAGCCAATTTCACTTCGAAGAGTAACTGATGAAACCATGAGAAAATATCCGTTATGACCACCGACGACACAACGACACCGAACAACGCGAAGGTTTTCACTGGCCTGAGCGGTATGCTTCGCACCTCACCGTGGCTCGCCAGCGAGGACTTGGTCGGACTTGGCGACGTGCCGGCCGAGATTGAGGACGTGCTGCTCTATGACGAGGTTGCCTTCGATAAGGGGCGCAAGGAACGCAACGTGCCAGCGCTGAAGTTCAAGGGCAAGGCCAAGCAGTTAGTCTTGCGCACCTCGGCCAACCGTCGCGCGTTGGTCCGAATGTTCGGCGCTAACACTCAGGCATGGCGAGGCCATACCATCTTTCTTTACCACGATCCAGAGGTCCGCTTCGGCGGCCGCGCGGTCGGTGGAATTCGAATCAAGGAGATCCAAGCATGAACCAACAATACGATAACGAACTCAAGTTTCGCCTTTTCAAGAACGACAAGGGTGGCAACGAGAAGCGGCCAGACTACCGCGGCGAGGTCCGCATCAATGGCGTCGACTACAAGCTGAGTGGCTGGCTTGCCGAGGCCAAGAACGGCTCCGGCAAATACATCCGCGGTGTGGTCGAGCGCAAGGACGGCGTTCCTGCTCGGCCTGCACAGCCTGCGGTCGGCAAGACAGTGACGATTCCGGGAATCGGTCGCGAGGAAACGGAAGATAAAATCGACTTCTAATGCCTACGATCATTGCAATCGACCCTGGCGCATCCGGCGCTGTGGCGTGGCGAAATGGCCTACGCCACGATCATATTGGAACCAAGCCAACAATGGGCCTCGCCTCGCAATCTGAACTGATTTACGGGCTGCGCGACATGACTGGCCACGCCGTTGCCTACATCGAGCAGGTCGGCGGTTTCATCGGCAAACCTCAGCCTGGCTCTGCCATGTTCAAGTTCGGCCAGAACTACGGTCGATGGCTTGGCATCCTAGAGACTCTAAAGATCCGAACTGTCCTGGTCCGTCCGCAGACGTGGCAGAAGACGATTGGCCTGGGATCAACGCTCAAAGGACCAGAGCGGAAGCGCGCGCTGCGTGACGTAGCCAAGCGGCTTTATCCGCAGCACGGCGTGACGCTGGCGAACTGTGATGCACTGCTCATACTTGAGCACGCGATCCAGGCCGAGGGTCGGCGGGAAGGAGGTGTGACGTGAGTGATGCACCAAAAATTATAGATGCTGCCGCAATCTTTCAGCGATTTCCTGATACTTGGGACACCATTTATCAGTACATCAAAAAGCTAGAACAAGAGAATGATGCTCTGAACGAAGCGGTGGAGAGCCTACGCACTACCCTGTGGGGTATGGAAGCCGAGTTAGAGAAGGCGCAGAAGACGGCTGCTCTGCTACGCGGGACAGTCGAAGCCCTTGGAGACGCGAATGATCGGTTGACGATTGAGATCACCGCGCTGCGAAAACAGGCAAAGCCGTGAACGATTTCTACCGCCGCGAGGCGCAAAGGTTCATTGACGGCTCGCTCATCTTTCGCACTAACGAAGACGAAGCTAATGAGGCAGCGGTGGCTAAGATCCTAGAGGCGCACTGGAACTGTGAGTGTCGACCGATGGGCAAGCTAGCGGCCATCGACTGGTTCTTCGTTCGCCATGAGCGCATTGTCGGAGTAGGCGAACTGAAGATTCATCGCTGCGCTTTTGGCGACTACGACTCGGTCTTCCTTAACTTGCGCAAGTGGCACGCGCTCGGCCTATGCCAGCATGGAATGAACACTCCGGCCGTCTACGTCTCGCAGTGGTCCGACAAACTAGGTTTCATCAACTGGGTCGATATCGACGCAAGCAAGCACAAGATCGGTGGCTGCAGGCCTCGTGGACCTAAAAGCCGGAGCGACACCGAGCCGCTAATCGTCATCCCGACATCCTCAATCAACATCATCAGCGACCAAGGGTACGCAAACGCACCATGAGCATCATCAAGAACGATTTTCCCTCGCACTACCGAGCGGTCATTGCTGACCTGCAAAGGCAGCGCGTGGAATTAGAGTGCAAGGTGTACGACGAGACGCTGGCTAACATTGCGCTTCGTCACGAGCGGGATGAACTCCTTGAGGCGTACCAGGCGCTGAAGATGGAGCACGCGCAGCTGTTGGAAAAGCAGGCCGAAAAAGCCAGTTGACGCGCTGCAAATAGGGCGCAAAACAAGAGATAGGCCGTGAGAAAGCCTAATCGCAGGATGACTACTAACACCAAAAACTTTGTCCGCTCATCGAGGGGAATCGGCACCTGCGGCCAATTTCTCACCTCCTCGGTGGGCGGGCTTTTTTTGTCTCTATGAAGGCACCAGCCTTTCAGTTATACGCAGGCGATTTCTTGGTCGGCACCGCCATGATGACCGCTGAGGAGGTGGGCGGCTATATTCGCCTCCTTTGCTATCAGTGGACTCAAGGTAGCATTCCAAACGACGACGCCATGCTTCAACGCCTGACGGGATGCGGTGGCAATGCGGTGGCATCGATCCGGCATAAGTTTGGCATCGATCTGGCAGGTGGCTTGGTAAACGCCCGGCTCGAGCAGGTGAGGCAGGAATCCATCAGTTTTCGCAATCGACAGGCAGAAAACGCCAGAAATGGGTGGGAAACGAGGCGAAAGGCAAGGCCTGGCAATGCCAAGCCATATGGGGTGGCAATGCCAAGCCATATGCCAGAACGATGCTCTTCATCTTCATCTTCATCTTCTAATAATACTACTCCGCCCCCCATCGAAACGGATAAGAAGCAAAGTGGGGGCGAAAAGAAAAAGGTCCAACGGGAGCCGCTCATCGATGCCTTGGCTACGATCGGAGGAGGCCGCCTTGAGGAAGTTACCAACTGGAAGACCGCAGCATACGCCCGTTCACAGATCGTCGCCGTGATGCCAGACCTAACCGTCGAGGAGATCAAACGCCGTGCTGCAAACTACCGCTCCCACTTCGAAGGTGCTGCGCTGACGCCAACCGCCTTGGCAAAGCACTGGGCGCTTTGTGCCGCTCCTAAGCAGTCATTTGCTGATAATGGACCGCGCGTGACGAGGGTCCAGCTATGAGCACGCCTGGCGTAAACCAAACGGCCGAGCGCCGCCTTATCTCGGCCTGCATGGTCGCTGGCACCGCTGGCTGGTCATACGCAGCAGGGGAGGGCGTACTTGCCGAACACTTTAGCGATCCGGTTTGCCATGCTCTGTGGCGTGCTGGCTCGGTCTGCTTGGCTGAAGGCACGCATCCTGACTCGGCTGGACTGTATCGCGCCATCGCTGGCCTAGACGGCGAGGCAAAGCCATCCGCCCTTGAGATTGCCAACCTTGAAGCACTTGAGGCGACCAGCCTGCATCTCCGCCGCTTGACTGCTGATGTCATTGACCTATCTCGCCGTAGGAAGCTTATCACCGCAATGGCTGCCGGCTTAGAGGCAGCGAAGGACGGAAGCGCCAAAGAATGGGCTGACATCTGGGCTGGCGTTGAACCGCACATTCGCAGCGCGCAGGACATCACTGCAGGGGCCAAGAGTCGCACGCTGGCCGAGGTTGCCGCCAACGCTAAACGGCTACTGCTCACGCCCGACCAGTCCGACTCTGTGCCGTCTATCTGCGCCGAGTGGGACCAGCAGGCCTCGCCGTGCAAGGCAGGTCAGCTGATCGTCATTGCTGGACGGCCTGGGGCTGGTAAGTCGGCCTTCGCCGGCCAAGTGGCGCACAATATCGCGCAGGGGGCGGTGACTGCGTTCTTCTCGCTTGAGATGTCGGCCGAGGAGATACTTACTCGCATGGCTCGGCTGAGAGTAAATCCGCGGCCGCAATGGGATGAGACCATCGCAGCAGAACTGGACGCTTTGGCCACATTTGCAACCCTCCGCATCTACGAGGTCGAGCACGCGCGCAGCGTTGCGCAGATCGAAGCGGTCTGCCGGCTGCTGGCCGCGTCACCGCAAGGGCTGGGCGCTGTGGTCGTGGACTACCTCCAACTGGTCACGCCGCCGGCTGGATCAGGCCGAGAGAACCGGGAGCAGCAAGTCGCTGCAATGTCGCGTGCGTTTAAGTTGCTCGCTCGCACGCTCAAGGTGCCGGTGTTCCTCTTGGCGCAGCTGAACCGCGAGGTGGATAAAGGCGAGAAGAAGCGCCGGCCGCGTCTGTCTGACCTGCGCGAGTCTGGGGCTATCGAGCAAGACGCTGATCGGGTCTGGTTCCTTTACCCAGCCAACGAGGATGCAATGAGCGAAGGACGCACGCTGGATGTCATTCTGTACCAAGCCAAGTGTCGCAACGGTCCGGCCGGCCTCGAGGCGCTGTTCGCCTTTGACCGCCTCGGTATGCAGTTCGTACCGATCAAACCCAAAGCAACTGACGACGATTTCGTATGATCCCAACCAAAGAAACGCTGCAAGGACTTTATGACGCCGCACCTGACGCCAACACGCGCCAGCTGATCGTCAGCCTTGCCGCCAAGTATAACATCGCGCTGCAAGTTTTTTGAGAACTGCGCGCTATCGTATTGACACCGTGGAGCATAACGCTCTGACCGATAATCTGTGGCAGGTAAACCTAAACTCGTATCAAACCATGCTTGGCAGAAGCACTTGAGGCTGAACGCCAAGCTCAAAAAGGAGATCAGACTGTGTCCGACGATAAGGAACTCGAAGCGCTCCGACTAACGTCGCGGGCTTTACGCGCTATCACGCAACTTGAAGCGCACAAGAAGGCGGTAACCGGAGAGTACAACGAGCGTTTGAAGCGCCTAAAGAAGGTCATCGACGCTGTGCAGGCACGCGAGCAGATGGGCGTTCTGCCGATGGAAGGCTTGGACGCTATCCAGCTGACTGAGGACGATGAGCGCCTGGTGCTCAATCCAGTCGAGGGACTCTAAGCCGTGATTACCTACTCGCTAGGTCGTGTGCCTGTCAGTCGTCGCAGTCCGGCCGCGACTAGCGAGGCGGCCAAGCTGCTGTCCGAGATCTGCGAGCGTCTGCTTGAACTGGACGAGGTAAAGCACTCCGAGGGGGCTGCACTGGTGCGCCGGCTGGCGACCATTGCTGATCTGTCACCCTCGGCCTATCGCACCGTGCTGCACGTTGGCTGTGGTCAGGTCGAAGCTGTGGTGTCGTCCTACGAGGACCAAGCACGCAACCGTGGCCTGACCCGGCAGGCGTTGCACTGGCAATGGACGCAGGACCAGCGGGCCATCAAGGCCATCTTCCCGCATCTCGCGATCATGCTGCAAGGTTTGCGCGACACGGTGGCTCATCACGAAGACGCCATGAGCAGCGCAGACGCGCTGAGGCGGTCGTGCACGGCAGGCGAGGACACGCACTGATGGCCTTTCCTTGGCCTTTAGCGCGAGATCTTGTGCTGGCCTATACCGCCCTAGCCATTGCTAGGCAAGAAGGCGCTAATGCAAAACAAAATTGACGCCAGCTATGTGTAAACGCAAAAGAAAACCGCACTTGCATTGCAGACGCATAGGGGTGGCGCCCCTAAGGAATCTTTTTTGCAATACGGAGGGCCGTGGGTTCCGACACC